TACTTGGTATTCAAAAGAAAAAAGAACTACAAAAATGGCGAGATAGTATTGGTGAAGATGTTGCTAATTGGGAAATGAGACGAGCAGCCAGACGAGGCAAATCTACACATACATTAATTGAACAGTATATCAAAGGCGAAACACCAAGTGAGAGAAGTGTGTTACCTTTAGGTATGTTCAGACTAATCAAACCATACGTAGATCAGATCAATAACATACATTGTTTAGAAACAATAATGTACAGTCATAAGTTGACCGTTGCTGGTCAAGTGGATTGTATTGCAGAATATAATGGTAAACTTTCTGTAATAGACTTCAAGACAGCAAACAAAGAAAGACAAGAATCTTGGATAGAGAACTATTTCTTACAAACATGTGCTTATGCAATAATGTATGAAGAATTATTTAAGAAAAAAATAGATCAACTAGTAATATTAATTGCTGGTGAAGATGGCTCAATGGTACCTTTTGTAAAAGAAAAAGCACCATATGAAGAAAAATTAGGTAAAGCAATACAAGGATTTTATAAATATTATGAAGAACTTAATAAAAAAAAGATGTAATGAAATACCTAATCCTCCTATTTGTACTTTTCAGTACAATAGTCCTATCAGAGGTAAAAGTGCCAGAGAGTTACGAAGGTAACCCTAATCTAGCACCTAGTACCATGCCAGTTATTTGTGGTAAGCCAGATTACGTACACGCTTTTATATTACGTAGAGGATTTCAATTAGAGAATGCTAGTCTAGGCAGAGCAGGTGCCGTACCAAGTGGACAACCTGTTATGATGGTAACTCATTATTCAAAAGAAAATCAGATAGTAGCAACAGTAGATATTCCAAATGGACAATCAACCTGTATCATGTATCATACATTTGATAGAACTACTTTAGGGGAATAATTATGGAACTTATAAAGATGAACTCAAAGACTTTCTCACAAGAGATTGAGAATACAGTTAGAAAACAAAAGATTTCCTACATGGACGCAATTATACATTTATGTGAATTAAAAGATTTGGATCCAGGTAGAGTAAACTCATTTATCAATAAACAGATAAAAGAAAAATTAAAAGTAGAGGCCATTAATTTAAAACTATTAAACATACCAAAACAAGGGTCGCTACCGGTATAAAAGGAATTTGACGTTGAAGAATAGACAATAACTAGTGAGGACGTGGGGGCAGTACCCACCACCTCCACCAATTCAAAACACATACGTGTGTGCTTTAAGGGGGTGAGTTAGATTCGACTGCTACTAAAACTATTTGGAGTTAAATCGCTAACAACGTACTGTTAAAACTATAAACGACAACGAAAGTTATCGTATGGCTGCTTAGGTAGCCGGGGTTTGCCTGTACCTTGCAACAGAAACAGGCATAAAAATTGAGAAAAATATATGCATGATGGATTTGAGGTATTTAAAACTTATCTGGCAATAAAATTACATTTTACAACAGATAATTATGATTATTTTAATTATGGTGGTAAGGTCAATTGTAAATTAGAGACATTTACCAAACGTAATGATAGATACTTCTTCCATAAGTTAAGTAAGCACTATGATAAATATGAAATAACAGACTTCTTCGTTGCTAATTTTTTAGACGATGACAGGCAATGGGTTGGTAATTTATTAAGTAAAGATGGCAAACAAGTTTATCTCAACTATAAAAAATATACCGATGGTATTAGTTACCATTTTAGAAACGATTGCTTACGGATTGCTGATGACTTTTCTACTAGGTCTCTTTCTTTTGATTCTGGTTTTAGTTGCAATAATGGACAGCATCCAAGGTTGTTACAACTTCTTATTAAGAAAAATATAACTTTCCAAACAACGGTAATTTTAGACCATTTTCTAGGATTTGCCAAACGTTGGGACAAACAGATTTCAGAGAAATTTATTTGGCCTATACTCTCAAAAAGACTTAAAAAATTCAATAAATTCGTTAAATTCAACCAAACAGAGTGTAAATTAACATTAAAGGACGTGTTTGTTCGCTAAATGTTCTAGCAGAAAAAGCTTGCTTTTTCAGTAGGAATATGTTATTATAATACAATAAACAAAGGATAAAACACTATGAAAAAACTACTAATAACAATAATCACAATCAACGTATTACTATGGTTGGGTCTTAACAATATTGCTAATGCTGACCACAAACAACAAGAACATAACTTTAAAGGTATATCTTTTTCGGCTCCTGGTTCAAATGATTATCAAAAATTAGAAACAGAGTTAGTTGAAAATAAATTAACAACTTATGTTGATAAACAATTAGAAAACAACGATAAAACTGGTTTAATATCTTATATTGTTTTTGAAGATGGTAAGATTAAAGTAAATAAAAATAATTGGACTAACGATGTTAAAGAAAATAAGGGTCTTTTTCAATCTAATTCAATGGGTAAAAGTTTAATTTCATATGTGACAGGTCATGCTGTTTGTAAATATGGTATTGATTTGAATAAACAATTAAATGATTGGGTTGTTATTAACAATACTTTATATGTAGATAATAACTTAATGCAAGTTTTAAATATGACTTCAGGTGACGAAGACTATATTGGTGAAAAGAAATTTAGAAATGATGGTTTTTTTAAAGACAATAAAACTAAACAAATCAATAGAAGAACTGTTGCAGAGAGCATGTTGTGGTTTAAAGGCACAAAAAAGAAAGAGGAAAACTCTCCTTACAATTATAGTGCAATGTCAACACATGTTGCTATCAACTATGTAATTCACAAAGTTGGTTATGATAATTATGAGAAATTATTAAAAGAAATATTTACAGATCATGTTGGTGTAAAAGATGATGTACACTTTGTCAAAGTTTCTTGGTCAAAACAAGACGTAGATAAAGGCGTAAGTAGATATTCTTTTTATGCTAAGAGTGAAGATTATTTAAGAATAGCTAATACTATAATTAAAGATTTTAATTCTGATACTTGTATTGGTGATTATTTAAGAACTATATACGATAATAGAGTTACCAAAAATAGTAGATTTAAAAGAGATTATAATAAAGGCTCTCACCAGGCCACATACGAATACGGTGGTCAGTTTCATATGACATTTAAGGGTATGAAAGATAGTATTATATTTGCAATGGACGGTGCTGGTGGTCAACAAATAGTTATGAACATGGAAACAGGTCAAGTAATTGTTGTTAATACAGATGACCAACATTATAATTGGAAAAAAATAGTTTATAACGTAATGAAGAAAGGAATTTAATGACAGCGGCTGATGGTTTTGGACTATTGTTAACAGGTATAGTAGTAATGATAATAATCCTAACACTAGTGTGGTATGTGATTAATGAAGATAAAAAAGATGACAAATGATGGAATATGGAAAGATATGAAAGATATTGTTAAAAAGAAAAAGAAACATTTAACAATTGAAAAAAAAGAAATTAAACAAAAACAAATAGAAAAAGTATTAAGTAAGGTAACACCTTTACATGATTTTTCATGGTATATAAAATGGCTTAGTTGTATTTTAATATTATCGGCAGTTTGTTTTAGAGCCGCTGGTACTGCTTATCATAATGTTGATTTATATGTAAGTTTAATAGGTACATTGGGTTGGTTATGGGTAGGTATTCTATGGCATGACCGTGCATTGATGGTTTTAAATAGTTGTTTAGCGATGGTATTATTAATAGGAATTTTAAAAGTTTATGTCTAGTGCATTTATTATAGGTAATGGTGAAAGCCGAAAAAATTATAATTTAACTAATTTAAAAGAAAAAGGTAGGACATATGGTTGTAATGCCTTATATAGAGATTTTACACCAGATGTTTTAGTTGCAGTTGATTCAGGTATTTGCCATGAAATATACAATAGTGGTTATTGCCAAAACAATGAAACATATTTAAGAGGTTGGACAAGATTACCAGCACCAATATATGAGTCTGTTATAAATGCAGGCGCCTCAATAACTGCCGAAGAAATGGCCATTGTTAAGGAACAAAAATTGATTAACTCAAATGAGAGAGGTGATTGCCAAGAGTTTGTAATGCATGGTTCTAATATATCAGGTGCAGTTAAAATTTTAAAACAGAATAAGAAACAAGAAAGTAAAAATGTAAATCATACTGCTGTTGATGTCAGTTGGTGTACCATGAATAGTAAAGAACAATCTATTGACGATATAATGAAACCAAGAGATTGGGGTTTTGCTGCTGGTCCTACTGCTGGTGCAATTGCAATACTAAAAGAAAAACAACCAAAGGCAACAGACTTATATAATGACGCCGATGATAATGAACATAAAATTAGTTTAGAACTGTTTTTAATTGGCCATGATCTGGCTAGTAATGATGATTTGATAAACAATATATACAAAGATACCAAATACTATGGTTTAAAAGAACAACAACAAGTACCAACAGACAATTGGATTACTCAATGGAAATCATTAATGATTAACAACCCAGGAGTGACGTTTTATAAAGTCAATCCAAAGGCTGATGTTGGACATGACGCCATTGATAGAGCAATAAAAGAGTGGGAAGGTCTTAAAAACGTATTCTATATTGACTATCCTACTATGGAAACATTAACAGGCTAAAGGAGCATTGACAATATAACTAGGATATGTTATATTACACCTAATATGAGTATTATAAATGGTATGAGTAAAAAGACGCCAACTAAAACTATTAAGATTAACAATTATGTTAGATATTGGGATAATAGTGAACCTAATGGACACGATATACAAATTTTGAAAGCCGATGGAAGTTTATTGAAAATTGAAATGAGGTGGCCAAAGGGTGAGAATAGATTACTAAAACCTGGTAGAGCACATAAGAGAGATAAAAAAACTGGTAAATACCTTTAAAAGACTTATAAATAATAATGATCCCGATAATATAGGGAACACAAATATAACAATACGAAAATATATACAAAGGAGAAAATAATATGGATTTTGAAGCATTAAAATCATCATCAAGTGGCTTTGACAAACTTACTAAAGCACTTGAAAAGAACCTCAATTCCGAGGATCAATCAAACAAAAACAAATACCAAGACGACAGATTTTGGAAACCTGAACTAGATAAAACTGGTAATGGTTATGCAGTAATCAGATTTTTACCTGCTATACAAGGAGAAGATTTACCTTGGCAGAGAGTTTGGTCACATGCCTTCCAAGATAGAGGCGGCTGGTATATTGAAAACT